CAAGCGGAGTACAACCGGCTCTCGCAAATTTTCCGTTCATTGCCTACAGATGTGCAAGGCATGTACCGCACGATGCGCAATGACTACGACGCGTCTTTAGCGCAATACAAAAACTTGTTACTCAAAAGCGTATCGCCTACGCTTGCACAGCGACTAGCTAACGAGTTTCAAAATCTTAAAGGTATTACTGGCTACGTACCATTTCTGCGGCACGGTGACTTTTGGGTTGAGTATGAAGACCCGCAGACTGGTGAGCGTGCAGCTTCTGCATTTGAGTCGGTGCGTGAACGCCAACAGTTTATTGACACGGTGCTTAAACCACAGAAGCTATGGCACAAGCCATATCAGAATTTGCAGAGCATTGCCTATAGTTCGCAAGGGGTGCCTGCTACTTCGTTCATCGGCAAAGTAATGAACGACCTGCAAGCCCAAAAGGCGTCTCAACAGCAACTTGATAGCGTGTATCAGGCTTATCTGACCTTGTTCCCCGGTGAGTCCATCCTTAAGCAGTTCATGAAAGCCAAGAACGTGCGTGGTATGGAGCGCGATATGGTGCGCAATTACGGCGACATCATGGTGCGTTGGGCACGCAAGCTGGCTAATTCAGAATACACACCAGAGATCGACCGCGCCCTTGGTGACATTGCCACACAAGGTCAAGAATCGGGTAGCTTGCAAGTGGAAGAAGCAGCAAAAAATATTTTGCGGCAAGGTGATTTTTTCCATAACCCCACCTACAACAACCTCGTGCAGTCGGCTACTGCGTTTAGTTATTTTGAGTACATTGCAGGTAACATTTCTTCAGCTTTGGTCAACTTAACCTCACTGCCGATGCTGGTGTGGCCGATACTAAGCGGTAAGTTTGGATTTGCTGAAGCATCTTCAGCCATGCTAAACGCAAGTCGCGTTGCTATTAACGGCATGGAGAAAAACGCACGGTACAAAAACTTGTACAACCGCATGATGGAGCATGGTCAGCTACAGCACACCATGGCTCGTGAGATTTTGGAAGGTCGCCGCCAAACCACATCGCAGTACAACAGCGCATACGCCAAGATGATGAATGCGTTGTCAATCCCATTCGCTGCTTCCGAGCGGTACAACCGTGCGACCACTGCTATTGCTGCTTATGACTTAGCTAAAGCTAATGGTATGAATGAAGATGCGGCAATTCAATACGCTATCAACACTACTAAAGAAGCTCACACGTCAGGATTAGCATCGACTAGCCCTCGCTGGATGCAACATCCGATGGGGCGCGTATTCTTTACTTTTAAATCGTTCGCGTGGAACAGCGCGTTTGTGGTGGCACGTGCCTTCCATCAGGCTTACAAAGGGGAGACGTTAGACGTACGTCGCGCCGCACAGAAACAACTTATAGGAATGTACGGTATGGCTACCGTGATTGCTGGTGTTAAGGGCATGCCGTTCTATGGAGCTGTTTCTACACTGGCTACGATGCTTAACGCTCTGTTTGGAGACGATGAGCCGTTTGACTTTGACGAAGCAATGCGTGACTTTTTTGGTGAACTGTTTTTCAAAGGTGGCGTCAACTACGCAACCAATTTAGAGGTCGCCAACCGTTCAGGTGTTGCAACTGATCTGATTTTCCGTGATGACCCACGAGGTATTGCTGAACACGGTTACGTTTTGTCCGCTATGCAGCAAGCATTTGGCCCACTAGGCTCCTACGCAGTTAGCGCAGAGCGTGGTATCAAGGCAATGAATAATGGACAGGTAGAACGTGGTGTGGAAGCACTGCTCCCAAGTTGGGCACGTAACGGACTTAAAGGCGCTAGGTATTTAACTGAGGGTGCAGTCACTATGAAGGGTGACCCGATTGTTGAGGACGTAAGTGCTTATAACTCTGTTATGCAAGCATTTGGATTTGCCCCCGCTAATCTGTCTACGGTTTACGAAAAATTGCAAGCTGCTAAGGGTTACGAGCGTGAAGTCAATGCCAAGCGCACACAACTACTGAACCGTTATGACATGGCACGGCATGCTGGTGATGACGATATGAAGCAGGAAACTCGGGAAATGATTGCGGAATTTAACGAGAAGTTCCCAAAGAAACGGATTACTTCAGAGACGTTGCAGAAATCAATAGCCGCACGCAAAGCAGCGGAGAAGCAGATGATTAACGGGGTGCGCTTTGATAAGAAGCTAATGCCTGAAATCCGTGAGAAGTTTTTCTCGGACGAGGACGAGGATTAAAAAAGCCCCCCGCCGAAGCAGGGGGCTAAACACTTCTCAAGGAGAAGCAGAGTGCGGGGGCAGTATACCGTCAATTCGCCAAACCCGCAAACCGTAAACTTCGTTCTCTATAACTTGTTTACAGACAACGTTTAACCTCATTCGCCGGGCCTCGTGTGTAATGAACCTTTCGACTGCCCTGCGGTCGATACAGGGCACGAAGAAAGATGTGTTCGGTTTGAACTTATCCCACTCAATCAGAATTGGTAGATCCAGTATCTGCATCTAGTAGAGCACTTGCATTAAAGAAGTCCAGTTTGGTAGTGTCAAACCACAGCGCGTTTACTGGGGCTTGTGTGTTGGCAACCGTGCCAGCGGTCATGCGTTTTTTCTTGATGTCAATAAGTGCGCCGCTCTTGCGATGGGGCGCGATTACTTCTTCGAAGTTGGCCATAATCTTTGAACAATCTTCACGGAAAGTTCTTGTAACGATATAGAGCATCTTGGTGTCGGGTTCATATCGCGCAGTCAATGCGCCACGTGGCTCACGGATTGGTGCGTAGTCGAGCCCGCTACGGCTATCTTTGCTGCCGTTGATAACAAGAATCTCGTGGAAGTGCCGTTGCAAAAAGCCGCCCACAAATTCTTCACTATCAAACATGTACTCGCGGGTGCGGGTGCGGGTGTCCACAATTAGGTTGACCCCGTAATCAAACACAGGTTTGATCGGTATGTCATGCAGACCTAAATGTTTAGCAATCGAGCCACCTGCAATAGACAACGAAGTTATCAACGCCCAATAACGTTCTGCGTTTTTGATACCAGCAGCTTGCTCTACACGAAGCTGCACTTCTTCTAGCTTGGCTTTGACCATAGGTAGTTGCCCTACCAGTGCTTGACAGAAAGGTTCCACAGCGTGGCCGTAATTGTTAAGCAACCGACCAAAGTGAGAGCGTGCCCATGTAGCGTCGTCTCGGGAGTCGGGCTTGACGTTGATCTCCATAATCCGCTTCAACTCACCATCGGGAAAACCCTTAATAGAAAGCAGCGCGTCAGTCACGTAGCGATTGGAGGAGGTGACCATACCAGTTTGGAACTTAGTATGGTTGAGTCGTTCTGCGTTGTCGTGTTGCTTCAAACGGTTCTTGCCACGCCCCGAAGTCACGTCATAAACTTGTTGTGACATCTGTTCGGGCGGCATGTTTGTGATCTCGTCCATAGTCACGGCAAAGTTTTGCATCACACCAAGGCGGTTCATCCTTGCGTTGTACGTATCCTTGGGAGCCAACATCAGTTCTTTTGGCCTACCGTAGATGCTGTTGATAGCTTGCAGAATGGTGGTCTTACCGGAGCCTGACTCACGACTAACCAAGTTAAGTAAAAATCCATCAAGCGCGGTGAACTTCATGAGCATGGTGCCAAACCCCATGAAGAAAGCAAACGCACGGTACTCCATGCCCTCACGTCCGTAGACGTTAATGATGTCCTTCCATTCATGAAAGTCACCCTTGGCTTGGAACAGGGGCACGTGCGGTAGCGTAGGAGTTGACGGTGGGCTGTACACAATCTCAGTTGCCCGAATCTCCCTATCCCCAACGATGATGCCTGACTCATCTTCAAGCCAACCAAATTGCTTATGCGATTTTTCTGCGTTAGATTGCATTTGTAATTCCTCAACCCATTTAGCTACGTATTGCATCAGTGTGTCCTGCTTTTTTCCTAATGTAGTAATACCGTAAGAGGCAATAGTTGCCACAAACTTTTCTTTGGACAACACCCCGGCCAAAGGCATGATGAAGTCTCTGACACCATCTTTTGGTAAGTGCAGACGTAACAAGATCGTCTCCCCCAAATCGGGGTCTTGCATTCGCTTAACTACATAGAAGTCATACGGATAAAGGATGTCGTCAATATCGTTGCCATCCTTGTCCTTGGTGTGCACAAACACGCCACCACTCTTGCCACGGAAAAACGGAAATGGGAACTTAGGTATGACGTATGTTTTGACTTCTTTAGTCTCAGGCTCAAGATCGGTGACAACGCTATCTTCTTCCGTTGCCTCGATGATCTCCCGTCCAAGCTGTATGGGAGAAGTGATCTTGTGGGTGCAATCTTCGCATCCTGACGGATTGAGCTTCCTGAATGTCTCACAGGTGTAAGGGCCTTTGGTTTCGTTAGCCTTTCGCTCTGTGGTCGCGGCGTTGTACTCGGGGTGCTGTTTAGATAGCACATGGATGGCCTTGTCTCGGTCAGAGCAGTGTTGCGCTATCGACAGACCCGCTCTCCATAACGGTTCTTCAATGGATGCTTGTGTTCTGTAAACATTAGCAATCTGATTACAGCCGGTGCCTTCAACAGATTTGATTAGGATGGTTTTGAACTTAGACTCGCTTGCTCCCATCAAGGCCAGCGTCACAGCGTCAAGCGGTCGCTTAAATTCAGCGCGGTCTAATGCCGCCAAAACTTCTTGAGATGGCTCAAGCAACTGCTTCATCTTGGCGTTAGGCACAAGAGGTGCCATGTGCAGCACTTCGCACAGTATCGGATTGGTTGGGTCTTTCAGGTGATTTGTTTCAGGAACGCGCAACACACGAGCTGCGTCCGCAGGAACTGCGCGGTCAATATCAAACTTGTATTGTTCACATAGCGCCTTGAGTTGTTCAGCATGCGGCTTCCACTCCGTCTTAGGCATGGACTCTTCCAGCACCCAGTACACGTGCGCCCCACGACCCGAACGTAGGATGCATGGCTTGGGCAGCTTAGTTGCCTTGCAAAATTCTCTAAGGGCAACAAGCCCATCGTCTAATGTTGGGTAAGGCTTACCTTCGCCGCAATCCAAGTCAATGAAGAACGACTTAAGTGCAATCGCATTTTTTGCGAAACGTCCATTAACAATCGGCCCAAATTTGGCCATGCCATAAAAGGCATTAAATCCATCGGCTTGCAGTGCATCAGATTTATCACTTAGGTCTTCTATGCTTATTGTGAACCGTTGTCTTACTACGTCTTCCTCGTTAACTTTTTTATTGCCCCAACTGCAATAGTGTTCGCCATCATTTAGAGGTGGTAACACTATCGAGAGGAACTCATTTCTTGTAACCATCGCCGTCCTCTGCGCCGTCATTTGTTAAAAAAGAGTAGGGAAGGGATGTGACGGCACCCATCCTTTTCGGGAGCTACCCTATCCCACTCAAACTGTTAAGCTAATTTTGCGATCAGCTTCTGCATCTTATCGGCATGCTTGCCTGACACGACTGCTTTCCCACGAAACCATGCGTACACGGTAACTCGGCTTACGCCGAAAAACTCTGCCACATCAGTTACGGGGATGTCACGCTCAACGCATATTAAGCCTAGCTTGACGCCAAGCAGATTTTGGTTAGCGTCTTTGACCTCCTGCAACATTAGCGTGGAGTACCCCTTGGACATGCTTAGTCATCCCACTCGTCAAGAATTTTAGACAAGTCTTTCTTTTCTTCGACGGCTTCGGCCTTCTTAGAGTCACGCTTTTTAGGCTCTTCGACTACTGCCTCGGCTTTCGCCGCAATGCGCTCATACGCAGGGGCATCTTCTTCCTTAGTCAGTTCACCCATTGGGCGGCTGTTTTCTAGCCTAGGCATTTTTGCACCATCAAGTTCAGCAACGGTCATTGTGATGGCGCGTTGCGCCGCAGTAGATTTGCCTTGCTCAATAGCAACTTCGTGCTCACCGCTTTCCAAAACACGTACAGGTTTGAACGTCAACTTAGGCGTGGCGCTGTCAGTGTCAAAACGCATTTCAGTAACTACGGCAGTGATTGGAATACCGCGACTACCAATCATCTTTGCATATGTTTGAAGAGGCCACTTGCCCGGAGCACCTTCACCGAAGATAGATGCGGCAGGTAAGGTAAGTTGGAATACATCGCCCTTGATGTCATTCGCAAGTACTAAAGCCAAACGCTGGCTGTAACGGCATGCGCGGGATTCGCCTTGGCCTGAACCTTTTACGTTTTGTTGGCAGTCAACACAGCGTTTAGACTGTGGGTTAACGGCCTTGGAGTCAGGCACATCGCCGTCAGCAGACCAGCAGTCAGGTGCAGTAATATCACCGCCCTCTGCAAATTGTTTTAGGTAGAAAGTGCGCGACACTTTGGGGGCCGCAGCTACAACAACCACGTTCATAGAACGGTCTTCGTTCTTGGCAATTTCTTTGCCGTTGACCATCATGCGCCACACACCGCCTTTGATGGAAATGCGTTTTACGCCACCGCCGCTACCAGTACCACCCATAAGGGCTTTGGTTGCTTCGTCAAGTTCTACTTCTTTTAAATAGGATGGAAGTCCTACGTCCAACATTGCAAGATCGTTACTCATGGTTTCTCCTTAGCGTTTCAAAATGGTGATGGTTTGATTTACTTCCGCATTTAGTCCCGGCGGAAGCAGGTCGGGATTTTCTTCAAGGAACTGAGCCATGTTCGCTGAATTGATGCGTTGAAACATCAACGAAAAGGCATCGTGCTCTTTGATGAATTTGTAGAACGAATCCCAATCACTTGTCCAATAGTTCTTGGTAGTTCGTTTAGATACCGTACCGTGCTCGGTGCGGATAGTTGTTGCGCCTTGAGTCTTGCAGATTTCTAAAAGTTCAGCAGCGACGACATCCTGCTTCTCTTTAAGCTCTGCGGCTTCCTTCTCAAGTTCACGCCGCTTGTCGCGGATTTTGACGTATATTTTTGCCAGCCTATCGGCTGTTGCTTCGTTCATTGCACTCTCCTTCGTTTGTAAAAGGTCTAACTATTATAACACTCTACTTTACACTGTCAAGTATCTTCGACAATATTTTTGTAGAGGTCGATCAGCCTTGTATGGATGTCCACCTTTTCAGACAGCATGCTGTAGATGCGCTTCTCTACTGGACTGCCTTGGATGTGAACAACCGTACAGGGATTGCGTTGGCCAGCACGGTGTACACGTGCGTTGGCTTGTAGGTATGTTTCTGTTGATGTTATCGGCCCCCACCACACAACAACATTAGCAGCGTGCAGAGTCACGCCGTGCGCGGCAGCTTGTGGTTGAATGACGAGCACGTGTGGATTCTTCTCGGATTGAAACTTGGCAAACACTTCAGTGCGCCTGTTGACTGGCACGCCACCATGTATGACTTCGCAAGGTATCTTGTTAACTTTAAGTTCTTCCGCAATGATGTCTATCGCGTGTCTAAACGGTGCAAACACAATGACCTTGTGACTTGCTTCTTCGATCACCTCAAGCAATGCGGTCATGCGTGTCTTGGCATCGAAAGCTATAACTTCACCATTGTCCGAATAGACCGCACCGCATGACAACTGAAGCAGCTTATTTAAATTAGCAGCAGCATTGACTGTTGTGATCTCTTCTCCAGCAGCTACCGCCATCATGTTCTTGCGTAGCGTTTCGTAAAACTTATGTTGCTGTGTCGTCAGAGGTACTTCACGTGTTGTGTACGTCATGTCAGGTAGGTCTAGACATTCTTCTTTTGTGTACCTGATAGCGGGTTGCAGTGCATCATGCACCACCTGTTCTGACGATTTCTTTGGAACCCATTTGAACTGCGTGATCTTGGTCATCACTTGATCTCGGAACGCGCCAAAGAACTTAGGCACACCGGATGGGTTAATGAGTCGGGCTAGTCCATAAGCATCAGTAGGTGATTGTGAAGCTGGCGTACCAGTCAACATCCATACCCACATGTCAGGCTGTATGACGCTGTTCAAAGTCTTCCAGCGTTTTGTGGCTACGTTTTTGTATGCGTTGGCTTCATCAATTACGATCAAATCAAAGCCGCCGTTCTTGATCTCGTCCTTAATGATGTCCAGCCCATCGAAGTTGCACACCACGTACTCAGCCCCTGTACGCACTGCGTTCATTCTTTTCTCTTTAGAGTAGCTGTGTGCGATAGCGCATGTGCGATGCATGGCAAACTTAAACAAGTCTGCTTCCCATGCCGAAGACATGATGGACAGCGGACACACTACCAACACGCGCCGTATTGCGCCAATGTTTAACAAGTAATCAGAAGCCCAAATGACACTGGATGTTTTGCCAGTCCCCTGCTCATTGAAGCAGAACGCACGCCTGTGCATGGTTAGGAACGCTGCTGTTGTGCGTTGATGTGCAAACGGTTTGTAGAGTCCCGGCCAACCGTAGTGGGCGTCAATAGGTGAAGGTACGTTTTTAAGCCGCAAGTTTTTAAGCACCTGCGCTTCCTCCAGCCCCCACTTCACCAACACTTCATTAGTGCTGATCTGCTTGGCTTTCGGTATCACTGTTGTTATGCGGCTAGGTTCTTTGACCTTTAGCAGCAAGGCTCGGTTTTCAATTATTTGCACTCTGACTCCAATGACATATACCCCGAATATGAGGTTTTCACATTCGGGTTCTGCGGCTACTTACGGTAGCCATTCGATCTATCTATTCTAGGCAAGTCGCCCTAATTGTCAAGGACGCTTGCGTTCTTTTTTGCTGGTTTCGGATACGAGGTTACCCTTGCTATCCCGCTTGAA